CATATACAAGGAAGATGTTGGAGATACCCGTAAAAGTTTCCTGATCACACTTCTTGCGTATTTGGAGGACAAGAATGGCACATCTAAGACATTGCAGCAAGCTAGGTATGCTTACATGGAACTGTTATCATCATCTTCATTAAATCAAGGGCCATTAAAAATCTTATCTAAGTTACCAGATCATCCTCGAAGCGTTTTTGAGTTATGGGTCGTTAAGAAATATCTGGCCAACTTTCCATTAATGGCATCTGGTTTAGTCCCGGAAATCACTGATGAAACAATTGAAGGTGAGCAAGATGTGTTTAGAGCACAAGAGAACTTCCCGAACTTAATCAATGTATTCACAGGTGAGAGGATAGTGAACTTTTCGATTGCTCTAAATCTGTGTTACATTTGCCAGTTCAAAGACAAAAATGGAATGAGTGAACTACATTCTTGTCGGAAAATCCTCATCAAGATTATCAAAGAAGAACTTAAGCTCCGCAAGATTGATAAGAAACTCATTGGTCGGACCGAAGTGTCATTGGATGACTGCAAGAATCATCAGTATTGTTCAAAGACTGTTGAGACATCCGCTGAGCTCATGAAGACCTTTCTTATCAAAACTAATGGGTTAAAGCCCTCAAATTATGATGATTTTGTTGAAGATTTGATTCTGACATCTTTAGACAGACATACACCAGAAAGTTTGGCTACCTTTAAATCGTCTGCTGCAATGAGGCCATTTGAACATGTTGATACCATCAGCGATGAAGAACTTCTTAATCCTCATAGGAAAAAGGTCATGGAAGAGATCTTGAAAATCATGGACCTATTGAATGACACATCCTCAGTGTACTCTTCTATAGACAAGATATTTGATCTGTTTAAATCAAAGGAATCAGAGAAAATCATTGCTAGCGTCTTTAGGAAGCAACAGATAGGATCTGATAGGGAGATATTCATATTAACGGTTTTATCTCGATTGTTGATCCTAGGCCTTGAAACTATAAGTCGAACGCTTTGTGACCTAATTCCATGGGAGATGTTGACAAAAGGAACAGAAAAAATGAAGAGAATATCGCAACACAGGATGAGAGAAATGAGGGAAGTTTTTGCGCAAAAGCATGCAAACCCTAGCATACTAAGATCATACGATTCAAATGATGCTAGCTCATGGGCGCAGTCTTTTGTGATGAAGATGTTTGCGGATATGTTGAAGGTTCTCGTGCCTAAAGATTATCACGGCTTCTGTAGAAC